CCAGCCCCAGGTTCTTTCCGCGGAGCTGGTTGAAGGGGCTGGAATTCACATCCCAGGCCTGGTTCTCGAAGTCGGAGTCGACAATCCCGGCGATGCCATCCTTCCCGCCAGACAACTCCAGCGGCGCGACCACCATGAACTCGTCGGCAGGCGCCCCAGAAAGTGTCAGGACGCTGCCAGCGGAGACGGTGATGGCCTTGTGGGTGTTGTCGACGATCCGATACTTCTCCCGAGGTGCATTGATCTTGTCGGGGTAGAGCGACCCACCGATCAGCTTATCCGCCACGAACGGCTTGTAGGTCAGGCTGGCCACGTCGGCAGCTGCCCACACAGAGGTCCCAGCGGTCAGCGTGAACGGGGGGGTCCACTTGTTGTTCGGCGTGAAAGCCGTTCCAACCGTTCCCGCCGCACCCAAGCTCCCGAACTTGCTCGATACCGCCGTGAACGCGGTTGGCGCGGAGAACGTGAGCGTGATCGTCTGCTCGACCATGATATCGGTGGTCGTTCCTAGAGCCGCCGTGCCATTCCCATCGCCTACCTGCGCTGGATCGAACTGGTGAATCACGGCCGTGAGCAGGGTGGCGGTGACCGCGGAAGACACGCCGTAGTGGTTCGCCGGACGAACGTCGTTGTTCACGGCCCCGGTCCAGAGGTCGACAGCTTCGACTTCATCGTTCCGCCCGTCGTTGTTGACGACGTTCTCCCAATACCGGGAGGAGGCGGGATCGATGGAGAGATTTTCCCACCAGATGGTGAGCTTGCCGTCGACGTAAATGAACAGCCCGAACTCGCTGGCGGGAAGTTCGATCCCGTCCCGGATCTCGTAGGAAAGCTGCTTCCCTTCGTTGTCCAGGGCGAGGTAGTACCGCTTTGAGGGATCGGTGCCCAGGTCGGTCTTCATCTTGCTGTCGGTGGCCACCGAAACTACGCCAGCCGCCGTGTTACCCAGGATCGGGTATCGCTTGTTCGCAACGCCCGCCAGCTCCAGCCAGCCACCTTTCCACTCGTCCTCGTCCCAGGTGGAAACATCGGTGTCCAGCGTGGTCTCCAGCAAGTCGCCGGCAGAAGCAAAGTCCGCAGTGTACTTCGCCTCTTTCCCGCCCCAACGCCCACCGTTCTTGGCCTTGAGGGTACCCATGAGCGTGCGGGTGGTCTTGCGGCAGAAGAGGCTCGCTTCTGCGGGGTGCTCGTTGCCGTCAGTCACCCGAACCAGCGTGAGCCCCCCGGCCCCGGCCGCTTGGCTGTAGAAGTCGAAGCAGGCATCTGGAAGGAGGGAGTCGGCCAGATACCCTCCGCACTTCTTCGCAAAGGAAGCCTTCGTGGGGCAAACGAGAAGCTTCCCGACATCTCCCTTCTCCAGAATGCCGGCATACCCGGCCCACCCAAGGGCTCCAGGTTCTATCGGCTTGTCGCCTTCCAACTCCTGCACACCGACTCCCGCTCCTTGCACCGGACCGTATCTTCTCTGGACCACGATGACCTCCTTAGCTTTCGACGATGGCACTCATTTCGCCGGTTAAGTTGAACCGCTTAACTGCATGAATTTCAACTGCCTCTTTCAATGCGAACATGACATTAACCAAACGCAAGTTCATTCGGGCGGTGTGGACGTCTCCGAGCCTGAGCAGGTTGGCCATATCGAATTCGTCCACGAGCCAAAGGCGGTACTCCTCGTCTAACCCGGGAGAGCGGACCAGCGGATTATTCAAGCAGAACCGTTTCACCTCGTCGGCCATCTTATGCAGGTCCAGACCCTTGTCTGCCAGGAGCAAAACGCTGACCTCCAGATCCCCTCGGAGAGGACTCGGGATTTTCCACCCGTGCCCCGAGTCCTTGTTGATCACCGAGTCGTCCCAACCGACCTCCGAAGCCCTGACCAGATTAACGTCTTCCAGGATGATGGCCGGGGTCTTGGCCACTTCGTGGTATTCGCTGGAAGTGGTAACCGCTACCTCGGGAGCGAAGACGAACTGAATCCAGAGGGTCTTGTTCGCTTCGACGCTCGTGTTCAAGGTGATCACCTTCGTGGAAGGAACGTAAGAAGAGAAGAGGTCCACCAGGTGAGTCGGGTCGTCGGTATGGTTGAAAACCGCATCGATGCTCACCAGGTTATACGGGGTCTCCAGCGGATAGTTGTCCAGGTCGACGGTGGTCCCGGTCGCCGCGAGCTTAATCGGATAGTCGGCAATCGGGCGCACGTTGTCCCGAAGCTCACGAACCAAGAGCCGGTAGATGTAGTCTTCCTGGAACTCGATATCCGAGAGGTAGAGCACCCGGACCCGGATCAACTCCGGGGAGACCGAAGCGTCGGTGGTCTTGAGGTTGGCGATGATCTGGAGCTTTCGAGAGGTGGCCGCGAAGGAGGCGATGTTGTTCGCAACCTCGGCCTCGGTGTTCCACAGGGTAGTGGACGTCACCCAGGTAGTCCCGTTCCAGTACCGCTCGTTCGTCCCGTCGCCGAGCCGGAACTTGATGGAGGTCACCTGGGCGCCATCGACCTGGGGAAGCACCACGTCGGCCTGGAACCCAGCCCACTGCCTGGCGCTCTCCGGATGGGCGATCCAGCTCTTCACGCACAGGTCGTTGTCTGTTGAAAAGCCAGCCAAGGTCTCTTTGAGGAGTACGCGATCTCTGGTGGGGTCCAAGCGAACCTTGGCGTGAAGAGTCAGCCGGGGGCGGTTGGCCTCGGCAAAGTCGAAGTGCTTGATGATCTTCCGCGTCCTCATCTGACCCCCATGGCCTTGGCGATGGCTTCGAACCAAATCGTTTGAATCCGAAGATGGAGGGCAGAGCTTTCAATAGCCCGGCGCATGAATGGTCTCGGAGGAATCACGATCTGAGAAGTCGATCTACTCAACGGGAAAAATTCCTTGGTTTTTGATCGCTCCCAGATCTCTGCTGCTCTCCCGGTCAGCTTCGAAGGGCTGAGCTTTCCTTTCGACGCCCAGAAAAGCAAATCGAAGAGGTTCCGCATCTTCTCGGTCACCTTGATGGTTGCGCCTTCGTGCAGAGCAACGGAAAGGCTGTAAGCCCCGCTAACGAAAAGCACCCCGACCCAGACGGTATAGTTGTCGACCATCTTGTGGGTGATCTCTTTGAAGAGGTTCCCGGTATCGACCAGCGGCTTACTGGAACCCTTGATGGCGATAGTCAGCGGAGCATTCGGGGCGTAGGCGCCGTTCTTGATCTCCTGCCGAATGGCTCGCACCGCATAGAGCCCAGCGATCCCGTTCGCCTTCCTCATGATGGTTGGTCCTGCAGCGACGAATTTCTTAGGATCGATCATTTTGGAGAGCTTTTTCCACCCGGTGGTGAGCTTGATCCTGGCGCCGGCCATTTTAGACCTCCCTCACCATGGAGCGATCCCGGAACCAAGCCCGCAACATGGTCGCTCCGCCCATGTCGGGATAGTGACCGATCCACTGAACTCGCACCACGTACATGTCCACGCTGTTCCAGCCGAGCTTCTTGATTCTGTCGTTGACCTTCAGATCCAGGCTGAGCCCATCCAAATCCTCCTTGAGAAAGAGCACGTAGCCATCTGCGGAAAGAACCGCTCCGCCAGCCGTGTCCTCCAGGTTCTGGCTATCGCGCCAACTCACCTGCCCGGGGATCTCCACCGTCGCTGAGCGAGTCAGCTTCTGCACCGGCTCCCTGGCATCCTCGTCATAGAACGTCTCGGCCACAACCGATGGCTCGATGACCACTACGACAGGATGAATGAGCCGGGGCCTGGTCATTGGAAGCTCCAGTGCGCTGGCGTAGCCACCCCGAAAGGCGCCTTGTAGAGCTTGACGATATCCAGCACCTCTGGGTCCGAGGTCATCCCGCTCAAGCCCAGTTTGCGGTCCTTGAACGGGACAACCGAGTCGTACTTGATGCGATGCCCGTCGGTCTCTTCCTCGATAACCGAAGAGATGATTGGAGGAGGAGGAACCGAAGAGCCGCTGGAGTAAAGCGGAACGGTCAGCTTCTCGATCACCAGTTTGGTCAGCGCCCGCTTGATGAGCTTGGGCGTGCTGCCGTCCTCCTCAGTGAACCCGAAGATGCCTTTCACAACCTGGTTCCTTCTGCCTTTTCGGAACTTGGGCTCTCCGTAAATAAGTGGCGCGGTGTAGATGTCCACCCATTCCTCGGAGCGGGTCAGGCAAATTTTGGGATTGCGCCGGTCGTCCTGCATCGGGTTTCTGCCAGAGTAGACCTTGTAGAGCAGGGTGTTCAACTCGTCGCTCATGCTGTTGATCATCAGGTAGTCGACGCTGATGATCGGAACCCCGAAGAACAGGGTGTCCGAATCGTTCCCGTCGATCTCCAAGATCAGGTTCTTCGGCACGAACCACTGCCGACAGGCCCGCTCCAGGAATGCCTGCCATGTCTCGATGTAGCTCAGCACCTTCTCGTCCGAGTAGTCGGTGTCAAAGAGCCCCTCCGCGCGGATATCGGCGACCTGGATATAGGTGTCGGCGGTTCCACCAGCCGACTGAACCAGCACCTCGAAATCCTCGGCATCGCTCTGGTAGGGAGCAGCCGCGGTGATTTTCCAGCGCCACTTGATCCGGTGGGTCCCGATGGGCTCGCTGATCCCGGGCATCCACCCAGCAACCTCGGCGAGGTCGTAAGCGTAGTAGGAACCGACGCTGAAATTTCCGGCGGTCCCGGTCATCGTCTCCCAGGCATCTGGAGTAGCTGGGAAAATCTGCACCCCGGGAAGCCCGCCAGAGATGTCCCAGATCTGAAAGCCAACCTCGAAAGCATCGGTGAGAATTCCGTTCACCGTGATGAACCAGTTCAAGATCGACGGACTGTTCTCTTGTTCCCGAGCAAGCGCTGGCATCTTTCAGTTCCTCACGGATATGCATCGGATGGGTGAAACGGAGACCCCATCACGTTCCCAATCCCAGGCACCGTGGAAAGCTCCTGGTAAAAACACGACAACTCGTCTCCAACTTTGGGCGCTGTTCCGAACCTTATCACGTTATCCGATACTTCTGTCCAGCCCCTTCTATCGTCCGTGGGCTCAAAGACCACCCCGTTCCAGATCACCTTGATGGTCCCCGTAACGAAAGCGGTGGGCGTGACGTAGTCGCGCATTGCCCCGTCCGGGGTTCCGATCAATGGAACGATCTTGCTCTCGTGGTACTGGATCACGGGATAGGGCTCCCCTCTTCTTTCTCAAAATCGTCAGTTCTTCTAAGCATTAACCCGTAAACATCCTTTGGCGTCACCCACTGAGGGAACTCGTACTCAACAGGAAACCTTCCTTGCAGAACTCGCCCGATCCACTCCGAGCAGTTCAACCCCTTCAAAACCACTCCCCCCCAAGCCAACCTCACCCTGAACAGGGATACCAAAGTAATCTTGATGGCTTGCATCAAAAGCGAAGGGAAATCATAGGGAGAGGTGATCAGGCCTTGGCAGAGTTGAAGGTCCGGCCAGACATCGAACTTTAGCAGGAACTTCTCATGAACCGTTCGATGAGGAAGAAGTGGAACCGATCTCACCCCCTGCTTCGAGACGGACTCCGAGGTCCAGACGGCCTTCCAATCCGCGCTCTCGTACAGGAACAGGACGTGGTTGTATTTGAACCCGGTGAACTTCCGGATCAACCAGGGTACAACCCCGGAATCCCTCTCAAAGGCGATCCATACCTTCCCCATTACTCTTCATCCTTTCGTCCAAAGAAAGATGCACAACCCATCTCGCCGGCGAACGGGGTGTCGTTTTCCAGCCAGCAGCGGATCTCCATCTTGTAGACACCTTGCAAGGCATTCGCCGCCCGATCGGTGTAGTCGTAGTAAAGGAAAACCCTGGGCTGGGTCGGCATTCTCCAGGAGTCGTAATCCCCTCCTCCACCGCTCTCGATGGCATCTTCCCATTCAATTCGAGAAGCGTCCTTTTTGAGATCGTCCAAGGTCTGGTAAACCTCGGGGGTGGAGATGGGCATCATCCCGTAGCCAACATCGCCCCAGAGCTGAAATAACACGCTGTCGCGCATTCCGACGTTCTTGGAGTATATGACTTTGACGGTGTTCGAGGTCCAGACGTATCCCTCAGGAGTTTGGGCTTTGAACAACGAGGTCCTCACGTAGGAGTAATCAGCCTTGACCACTTCGGTTCCAACTAGAGCGGAGTTGAAAGTCACTGCCCCCGTCGCATAGTTCACCGAGTAGTCCCCGGTCGTTCTCCCTGCCGGGTTTTCAGTCTTGGCGACGTTATCGACCTTGACCACCGGGGCATAATCTTCCCGAAGCTCGCGCTCCCGAAAGACCTTCCCGTGCATCACGTCTACCCAGTGGCGGCTCGTCGCCGGGGTATAAGTGGTGTGATCGCCCGAATCGGTCAAGGTCTCCCCGGTCACCCTCGCGGAGTCCTGCCACCAGGTTTCTTTTTTGCAGAAGTCGGAGGTGTAGCAATCGTGCCGGCGACCTTCCAGCGGTATCGATTGGACCGTTCCCGCAATTGGAAGAACTCCATCTGAATGAATGGCAACCGGCATCCTGACCTCACGATGTGGGTAGCAAGTGTCCCTTCACAAAGCATTTGAAATAGGCACCCGCCGAAGAAAGATTGTCGCGCACGGTCACCTTGACGCAATCGGCGGTTCCAGCTTTGAGTTTGAATCCGCCGCCAATGGAGTAGGTCGCCGCCAACAAATCCTTAGAAGACACGACCCATTCAAATCCACCGGGCGAAGCGAAGTTCACAAAACTCTCGTTCTGCTTCAAGGTGTAGACCGTTCCGGTATGCCCACCCGCGACGATCTCGACCAGTAATCCGTTGGTCAGTGGCCCGGAAACCCCCCCAAAATAGTTGGTCCCGAACGTGATTCCGTTAGCCGAAAGGACGAACTTTAGCTCTTGCAGCGAGACGTCTTCGGTCTCGTGTGCTGGGTAGGTAAAAACAACCGGAGTGCTGCTTCCATTGACCAAAAGAGATTCCGAAGCTCCGTTGAGAACGAACTTGTTGTAGATCCCCGCTGGAGTCGGCGGAACGGACCCAAAAGCGATCGGATCACCGTCCTGAGTGTACAGGGTCATTTTCAGCCGACCGCGCCCCGAAGCCGTGTCAATCGCGTCCAGATGCACCAAACCGGAAGCGCCTTTGCCAATCTTAGAATCAACCGCGAATCGATAAACCGCCCCGTCGAGCAGGACCCCAACGGCATGGCCGTCATTCGGGTCTACCAGATAGATGGGCCACGGAGCGGTGGCTGCTGCTCTTGTTCCCTGGGCGACCTTACCCACCTCATTGGTCCCAGCGGGAATCGAGGATGCCAGATCAATGTTTCCGATATTGTTATCCCCGGCCGGCAAAGGGTCGGCGATCTTCTTCACCCCATTGGTGCTCATGATCTGAGCGAGCGTGGTTTGGGTGGCGAAGTCCTTGCCCGCCAGCGTGGCCAGGTTCCCGCCTTCGGTCGCCGGGTCGATGAGGGTCCCGTCCGAGGCCCGAGCGATCTTCGAGTTGATGGGAACCCGATAGACAGACCCGTCCAGAATGAAGACGATCTCGTGACTGTTCTGGTCAACCAGTACCGCAGCCGGGCTGTCGCTTCCCATCTCAGCTCACCGCAATCGTTCGAGATCGTGATGTCTCGAACGGCCCCGAGTAAGAGAACGTGTCGGTGACCGTAGCCAGCACGGTCGCTCCGTCAGTGTCGTAAACTTTCCAGACTATAGTCGAAGGGAATGCCCCCGACCAGGTCAATTCCTTGCTGACGATCTTTTTCAGTTTCCCAGATGTCTCCCACCAGATGATCGCCGTAGGGAAGACCGTCCCGGTGGTTTCCCGGTAAGCTCCCGAGGCGAACCCCTCTGCAGGTCCTCCGTCTATGAAATGGATCAACTGTCGAAGGATTTTGTGCTGGGCCTCGGTCAGACCTGACCCCGCCCGTAGGTCGAAGACCCCAGTCTCGTCCTTGGCCTTGAAGGAGCCGTTCACGTAGCGAACAGCCCCTTCGACAGAAGGGTTCTCGATCTGCTCTTCCAGAACGATCTCTTCTTCGCCAAGAGATCCCGGGAACCTATCTGGAGTAGTAGGAGTCATTTCACCTTCGTCCTCTTCGCCTTTCCACCTACACGAACTTTCCCGTTGAAGAGAGTCACGGGAGGAACCGGGGAGGCAGTCATGTGGGTTTCCGGTTCCCCCCGTGCTTCACGATCTTCTTCCTCCATTCGCTCATGCCGCTGGTACTTCTGGACCGTATCGGTGAATCGTTTGGCAGCCAGTTCGGCCGCCGCCTTGAGCCCGCTGATCCGCCCCTGCAAGATGAACAGCTCCCTTCGGCTGTCCGTCTCCACGCTCCTGACCACCTCGACCATCCGCTTCCCCTGGTCCATCCTGACCCGGCCTTCTTCGACCGTCATCACCCCTTCGTCGATCTTCTTGTTGATCGCCGCGCACTCCTGGATGAGACGTTGGGCAATCATCGACGCCGAACTTCCGTTCCCCTTTTTCTCGGAGATCATCTTTTCGGTGGTCTGAATGTCCTGGTCGAAGTCTAGAACGACTTCCTGAATCCCGGTCAACTTGGCTCGGGTCTCGGGGTGTTTCACTTCTTCGAGGCTTTGGTTCACCATGTGCTTATCTCCCGTTTGCACAAGGCGGTCAGCGGGCTCCCCTCACCACGGTCTTCTTACTGCTTCAGCACCGCGGAGATGATGACATCTCCCGTCTTGACTCCCTTGGCGAAGTCGACCTTGATGTCTCCGCTTGCCGGTGTGGTGCCAGCGTAGACATCGTTCTTGGTTGTGCCGTTACCTCCGTGAAGCAGACGGCCGTTGAGAAACACGAGTTGGGTCACGGTCCCGATGGTGTTCATGTCGATCGGATTGGCGGTCACATCCTGAACCGCTCCCGGGATGTTGTCGCCCTGTGCGTAGCCGCTGCCCAACACCGTGACCTTTAGGGTCATGTCCACGCCGCCGTGGTCGCCAGCGTACTTGATCGCCGCCGAGATGGAGGCGAAGGACTGGCTCCAGAGAGTCGAGATCTTCCCGGTGGTCGCATCGTCCAGGTCGATCCCACTGGTCTCCAGGTCGGTGGTGAAGTTGACGTCGAGGGCTGCCTTCAGGTTCAGGTCCCCGGTGGTCGCCTCCAGCTCGAGCGCCGTCGAGTCGACCTGGCCGGCGGTCACGCCCACGTTGAGGGCTTGGGTTCCGGAGTCGAAGATCGCTCCGTTCGAGAAGTTGGCATCGGTGGCGTTGTTCACGTCGAGGATGTCGACGTCCAACTGAAGCTCGTCTGCCGCGGAGTCGTTCCGGGTGATGGTCACCAGGGGGTCGCCACCGGCACCAGCCCGGAACACCCAGCTCTTCGTGTTGGCCAGACGGATGTCGACGTCGGACCCATCCACGGTCATGAACTGCCCGCCGTCATAGGCGCTGTCCAGGGACACAGACACCCCAGGCTGCGGGTCGGCGGATTCCAGATCCCCTCGGAAGAACTCCTCGGGGAGATCCTTCAGGTTCTCTCTCCACCCGAAGGCATAGATGACCTTCTGGCCGGCGATGTCCGCCGCCGGGCAGGCTTCGAGGTCATCGTTCGTCGCGTTCGCCCGAACGAAGGAGAGCTGGCCCTGGTCGTTCCCGGACACCCCGAAGGCGTTCCCGTCGGTCGCGGCAACACCGACCTGAAGGAGCCCGTACACCCGGCGGTCGCTGGAGACGATGGCGTCCCCGGTATCCCCGTTGAACAGGTAGACCAGGTTCTTGGGGCGGAGGGGGTTGGAAGCGGCGATCTCGCCGAGGGAGTGGATACCCACGGCGGTCGCGAGCTGGGCGGTAACGGCGCCCAGGTTCGTGGTGGCGATGGCGATGTTCTTGTCGGGCTTGGTCCCGGTGGTCAGGAGGGCGACGTTCCCGGCTCCGTTCGCCATGCCGGTGACCGTGAAGTCCGTGTCCAGCACCGTCTCGGCCATCGGGTAGTTGTTCGTTCCGTTGACGTCGTGGAGCAGGTCAACGGTGGGCGACGTGCCGGTGGAGGCGGTCACGTCGATGGTTGCCAGGTTGATCGCCGCCACGATGACGGCAACCACCGAGTCGGCATCGGTGCACCCGGAGACGTTCAGGCGAACGTGGGTGGCGTCGTAACCAGGGCCTCCCGGGACGTAGGTCCCGGTCTGGTCGAAGATGAAGTGGACCGTTCGGGTTCCGTCGTTGATCGTGAACTCTTCGGCATCGACCAGCTCGGCCTTGCTCACCGCCGAGATCGATCCGGAAGACTTGACGCTGGAGGCCACGGTGATGTCCGTGACGTTCAGCCGGTTGGCCAGGGCGTACTTGGCCTCCAGGGTGGCGCGGGCGTGGAGCGCCTTCAGGCTCGCCTCGGTGGTGAACACCGTCTCGATGTCATCGTGCCAGTTCCCCACGGCATCCCCGTGGATGATCCGTTTGAACTGAGAAAGGACTCCCTTGAGGAAATCCAGGTGGTCGACAGACGTTGCCTCCACACCGGCAATCGTTGCCGCGTCGAGGGTGTCGTCCGGGTCATCGGTCTTCCGAATCTGTTCCAATCTCACGAGAGACACTGCCATGGAAGCACCTCCATTAGGTTAAGGGGTTAAACCTCGATTTGCCCGTCTTCATTGCGGAGACACGGGCCGCCCGTTGTGATTGATGAACCATGATCGCGATCTTGGTGTCATCCATCTGCGCTGTGATCCTCTCCCCACCTTTGATCTTCAGCTCCGGGTCGGCTTGCACAACCTCGGCAAAGAAAAACACCCGATTGAACCCCTTAGGCCTAGTCAAGGAATACTGCACGCCCTTATCGAAAATGGTCAGTGCTGTGATGCAATCCTGGAAAGCTTTCTGCCTCAACCTGGTCAACCACTCCTTGGCCTGCTCTGGGTCATCGAGATCAATGCGAGTTGTCAGTCCATCTATCGTGTGAACTTTCAACAAGTTGGCTACCTCTTGAGCAAATGCCAAACAAGGTTGAGCTTGCTTCTACAAAAACGGTACTGACTGTTTAGGGCTCCGACTCCGGAGGAACATCTGGATCAGGATCTGATTCTATCACGGGCGCTGGCGCCTTGGACAGATACAGACCGGTGTCCTTCAGAACCCACAGCTTGGAGGCGAGGTGGGCGTGCTTGCTGCAAATGTGCTCATACTCGCCTTTTGTAAGAGTCCGGAGGGTGTTCGGCCGGAAGTACAAGGCGCCTTTCACCGAGCGCTCGACCCCCTCGCCGAAGTCGTCCACTTGCTGCGGAGGAATTCCGCTGGCGACCTGGATCAAAATCATCAGAAGCCTCCTTCCCCGACCTTCCCGAAGCGAGGTCAGTCAAACGACCTGTTCCTTTTCACAGCCCGAGGGCTGCGCGGGATCGGCTTCACGGGGGTCCTTTCTAGCGGTTCAGGGCCTTCGGTTTTCAAAGCCTGGGTGGTCTCTCCTGATACGACCTCCAGCACCGCTTTCCGTTCCACCGTGTCTTCTTGAGGAACAACCACGGGGGCTGGCGGAGACGGCGCCGGAGGTTTCGGCTGCGCTTGCTGAACAGGCTGCGGAGCCGGAGCCTGTGGTGGAACCCGGCTGAGATCCACCAGCTCCACCACGTGGAAATTGCTCTGGCTTTTCAGATATCGAATCAGCGAAGCGTCATCGATATACTGTGCAGCATCCTTCTTGAAAACGCGACCTCGCACCATACAACTGAGGCCTTCCCGAAGCTCCACTCTTGCACGTGCCACTTGAGCCTCCTTGCCAAACATGGCAAACGACAATCCGGAAGATGGGTGGTCAGGGCCACTGATCACCCATCTCCCGGAGGACTGCTACGATCAGACTCCCTGGCCGATGTTCTTTCCCTTCACCAGGGCATCCGACTCCTCGAACTGAACCGCGAGTTTCGCGGTGATGGCGTACTGATTCACGCCCTTGTAGATGTCGCGGTCCTTCTCGATCCGGATATCCCGGCCGATGCCCACGATGAAATTGCTCTGGTGGGTCAGCAGGATCTGCGGGTTGGCGGCGTAGGTCACCTTCACCGTCTGGCCGTCACTGATCGCTCCACCCGCCTTGCGGTTGATCGCCCCAGTCGAGGCGACCAACTCGTAATCCGAGTCGAGGATGTACGGCGTGGTCGGAGTCGTCTCCAAGGTGCTGGGGGTCACCACCACGCTGGAGACCGGGGCGTAGCGCAGCGCCACCGCCGTCGTCCCAGCGAGCACCACGTGCTGGACCACGGGGGGAAGGAAGTCCAGCAAGGGGACTTCGATCATCGGCACGCCGAACGGGGAATGCCCGGCGCCGCCGGCAGCCTGATCTCCGAGCGCCGTCGCACGGGTCGAGAGCTTCTCGAAGTAGATCTGGGCCAGGTCGGGGCTGACGAACCAGCGCAGCGCTGCCTTGTTCCGGCGGAACTTGGTCGGCATCTGGCGGAGCATGGCGTTGAACACCGACAGGCCGATGTTCTTTCCCTCGGCGTCGTAGGAGTGCCCGCCGTCGCCCAGACGGAACCAGCCGTCCTGAAGCGCCAGGTACTTGTCCTTGACGTACTTCGCGGTGTCTCCGCCTTCCCGGTAGTCGCTCTCCAGGATGGAGGGACCGACCGTGTCGGCGTTGATGTACAGCTCTTCGATGTCGTTGGCGAACTGGGTGGCCATCATCTTGATGATGTGGTCTTCCACGTTCTCTTCCAGCGCCACTTCCTTGAAGTTGTCGCCGACCTCGAAGGGCACGATGATCTCCCGAGGGGAGAGCACGATCTTGGAGGTGTTGATTCCGCGCCGCAGGCCCGGGTCCTGAGCCTCGGTCTTGGGCAGCGCCGCGCGGCGCCCGATCCCGATCTTGTCGATCTCCATGGTCTCGTTGCGGAACCGCACGACCCGAGCGTTGTTCTTCAGCACGGTCTCATCGACGATGTAGTCGATGAACTTGTCGCTTTGCGCCGGGTTGAGCTTGCCCGCCGACGCAAGGGCGTCTGTGGTGATCACAGCTTTCTCGATCAACTCCCTGTTCTGGATACCTGCCATTGCCGATCCTCCTCGAAAATGGTTGGGGAAGCTTACCGCTTCCTTCGTTTCTTCGTTCCGCTTGGCTTACAGCACGCCCGACCAGAGGCTCTTCTGGACCTTCTGCTTGTCGTCGGTCCCTTCTTCGCTGGCCGACTTGGAGACATGGCGGGTGCCATCGATCTCGGCGAGCCGCTTGGTGAGCTTGCTCACGTCGCCCTTGAGTTTCTCGACCTCGTCCTCGTCCTCTTCCTTGGCCACTTTCTTGGCCGGGGACGGCTGGACGGCGCTGGCGAGGGAGGCGTTGGAGGGGAGAGCCTTCACCTCTTCGATCATCGCCTTGCTGGCGTCCTCGTCGGCATCGTTCAGCATGCGGGCGAGGCTGATGATGGTGTCCTTGAGCATCGCCGTGCGCTGCTCGGTGAACACCTTTCGGCCCTTGGTCACTTGGGCGTTGATCTCGACCGAGCCATCCGCTTTGACCACGACCAGGTTCTCGCTCTTGGTTTTGGGGTATGGGTACTCGTCGCCTTTCCCGCCGGCTTTCTTCTTCGTCTCCAGAAAGCCGATGAGCTTGTCCACCGCATCCTTGGGAGCGCCCTTGATGCCCTCGATCAGGCCGATCAGGGCATTCGGGTTCATGGCCTTTTTCAGGGCCTCCTCGTCTTTGGGATTCTTGGCCTTCTTCAGGTCTTCCTCGTCTTCGGGCTTGCCAGCCTTCCTCTTCTCCTCGTCTTCTTCGTCCTCGCCAGCCTTGCAGGACTCTTCGTCCTTGCCCTTGCCGGCCTTCTTCTTCTCTTCGTCCTCAATTTTGGCAGCCTTGCGGATCTCGTCCTTTTCCGGTGTGAACGCTCCCATTGGATCTTCCTCCTCACGTTTGATGACAAGAAAGGTTCGACGAATCGCAGGTCGGTCCACCAGGGAAACTTCCTTCACTTCGAGGTCCACGATTCGCCTGACTTTGTCCGTTTCCTCATTTGCCATTCGGGTTTTCTCCGCTCTCTACCTTGATTGAAATTTAGGATTGGCAAAAAGGCAAACATTTACACCAAAGTCGCGGAACCGCCGATGGAGAAGCCGGTGATTTCCTTCCTCTGGACGCGTTCCCAGAGCTGATCGGAAAGAACGTGGATGGTCATAAGCCATGATCCTTTCTTCACTTTTTGACCTTCCAGCTTGGAATCCTCCCGGGTAATCCACGATTCGTATAGCTCGACACCGATTCCGCCGAAGAGTCGATGCATCAACCCCATCTGGGTCGCTCGGTTGTAGTCAGCCAGAAAGTGGTGCGCCGCCTGGGAGATCACCTCTTCGCTGATGATATCCAGCTGCGCGTCGATCTCATCTGGTTCAAGCACAATGCCGGTGATCTCGCGTTTCGCTTCGTCCACCTTGGTGATCGGAACTTCGAAGCCGACCTTCCAGCGCTCGTTGTCGCGCTTTTCGGTTTCCGGCGATTCCTGCGCTGGCGCCCAGAGCCATTCGGCGTCGTTGCGGGTCAGAGCAAAAATGCCCTTGACGTGCTTACCGTCCAAGCGGAGCTTGATGAAATCCCCGGAAGCAGACAGCACGCTGGCCTTGCCCTTGTCGAGGATTGCCAGGTTGGACGAGGTGTCCTTGGTCGGGTTCAAGTAGTGCCCCGGCTTGATGTCTCCTTCCAGCTCCATGCTGCCGGGATGAGAGTCGGAAGTCACCTCGGCCGCGATCTGCTGGTTGTCGATGGGTGACTGGAAGAGCTTGATCGCCATCAGCTCCGGCCTGCCGGTATCGACACGCAGCCACCAGACCCGCTTCGACGGTCCAGTTCGGATGACGACCGGACCTTTCCAGGTTTGCTCCTGCAGGACGAATTCCGCTTCCAGCGGGCTGGCCTTCCGAACCTTGAAGATGGCCTCCAGGTCGATCTTCACCTCGCCACTCTTCATCGCTTCGACCAGAGCATCGCGCATGGACCGCGCCTTCTCTTCGGTCAGCTGCTCCCAGTAACGGAACTCGCTGGGGACCTGCGAGCGAACCGCCCGGGGCAGCGCGGAAACCCCGACAGGAGGAATCCAGGCCTTCTTCACCGCCTCCGGGTCGAGCACGTAGGGAAGCAAGTCGTCTGGCCGGATGGCGACCCAGATCGCCTCTCCAGACAGGGCTCCAGCCTCCGGCTCCGACGGCGGCAGCACGACCTTGGCCACCTCGGGACGCATCGAGGCGCCTTCCGGCGGCTCGTTCCAGATCTCGTCTTCCTTCTGGGTCGGACCCAACCTCAACTGCCGGAAAATGATCCGATAGTTCGTCCCGCGTCCATGCAGAAAATACTCATGGAACCATGGCTTCTGAGCGCCGTACTCCGCGTCTCCCTGCGAGACGATCACGAAGACCCCGGGGAAGTTCCTGGTTCCTCCGACCGGCGGGCGTTCGCCTTCCTCTGGCGCCTTGGTCGCTCCTTCGACGTTCAGCCACTCCCAAGGCTCGGGGGCCTTGCGCTCGGCGTAGATCTCCGCGCGGACCAGTTTCCCAGCGCCCGCCTTCGGCCTCTGCGCCCATTCCCCAGTGCGCCAGTCGATCTTGGAATACTCGTCCATGCGCTCGCGCACCACCTCGCGAGCCTGCGCGAGCGTGGTCACCGGCTCCTTGATCGAATCCTTGATCTGGTTGCTCAAGGTCCAGCCGATGAGGAGCTTCCCTGTGGTCAGCCCGACCCTGAGATCGCTGTGAACTCCCTTCCCGCGAAAGTGCTGCTGAACCACGAACGGGTGACGCTGGTCCTCGCCAGGGATCTCCAGGAACGGGTCCTCCTGCTTTTCGACGGCGCCGGTCGGGCGGAAGGAGGTCTTCCCTTCCGCGTCGACGTCCTTCACCTGCAGCACGAGGTTCTTGGCCGCGGTGCTCGCGGCGCTGTCCACGGTGTCTGTTTTCCCAGAGTCCTCACCCAGCACCCTGGGCACCCAGGCGGTGATCTCTTGCCCCTCTGGAGAATTGGTCAGGTTGACCGTTTCAGCCTCGACGAGGATGCCATCGCCGTTCTTCAGGTCGATCTTCGTGCCGAAGGAGTCCCCGACCGGGACGATGTCCTTCCCTTCGACGGAGATGGTTTTCTTCGCCTTCGTCCTTCCGGGAAGGACGCCCCAAGAGTAGACCCAGGCCTTGTTGTCCTTGGTCGCCTTCCTATCGATGACGATCCCGTGGACCAGGGTCGCATTGTGGTACTTGACCCAGGTGTCCGAGGTGACCGGGGCGAGCGGATAGGTCGAGTCAACCTGCTTGGTGACCACTCCCTCTGAGCCAGGAGCGACCCGCAACGAGCGGACTGCCTTCTCCAGCTCGTCCGCGTCTTCCACCTCGACGGAAGGCACACGGTTCAAGCGATACCGGAGGTTGGGCACCGAGATGGTAGCCTGAGAAAAGCGCAGGTCCTCCAGCTCGGCCAACCGCTCCGCCAGGGGTTCCTTGTGAATGTCCTCGTCCAGGTAAAGCACGTCGAAGACGTTGGCGACCAGGAACCCATCGTCTGGCTCGCCCTTCTCGTTCAAGTACCCGGCCACCGCCTCGCGAGGCAGATGTTGTTTCCCCTTCCAGGCCTCGATCTCGGCGTCCAGCACCAGCTTCTCCGGTTTGAGCCGTTGCACCTCGGCCACCAGCCCCGGCAGCCGGTTGGTGTTGTTGTCGCCGTCCTCCGAGAAAATCAGGACCTTATCCCCGATCTTGTGGATCTGGTGCCTGGCGCCGTCGTACTTCTTCTGCACCACCGCCGGCAGCCAGTCCTTGTTCTCCTGGTACATGGCGAGGAACCGCTCGACGCTCTGCGCCTCTTCCGGGTTGGCTGCCCGGGTCGGCTTCGGCTGATAGAAAAACTCGCCCGGAACGAGCTTGTCCTCTTTGCGAGCCCGCTCCGCTTCAACCACTTGAAACCGGGACGCCGCCCGAGACTCCGCCATCCAGAGGTCCTCGGAATCGTCGCGCATCATCTTGATCTCGTTCTTGGGGTTGATGCGCTCCAGAGTCATGTCGTACAACTCGACGAAGTTCGTGAACGGGCCGGAGAACTTGTCGAAGTGGAACTCCACCCGGCTGTTCAACTCGGGAGGCAGCGATCTGCCGATCCGGAACTCGATCATGTGGCGGATGGCAGGAGGGGTTCCCTCGCCCTCCTTGATCAGGATGTCGATGTCGCCCTTGGTCTTGCCGTTAGCGGCAAGCCCGCCCACCAGGTAGACGGCAGGCTTTCGGACCTTGAACGACTTGAAGTACGGCAGCACCTCCTCCAAGGTGATCTCGCGCCCGCGCTCGACCCCGGACGAATGCACCTTGGCGAACTCCACCTCCTCCTTCCTGACCCTCCTCCTGGCCGGGGGAGACCAGTAGTCGGGCTGCTTCTCGGTGTGCTGCTCGAAGTCGCTGGAGATCTCGTCGAGGCCCTCATCGGGAGGAGGCGGGTGCGGGATGTCCCGCTCGAACATCTCGTCCACCATCCGGGCGTGCAGGTTGGAGATGTCCTCGGTGGAGAACCTGTCGGCCGTCGCCTTCGGCCCCTTATCTCGGTAGATCTGGTGCAGCAGCCAGTGGGCTTCCTTCAGCTGGGCATCGGTGAGCTTCGACGGGTCTGTCCCGGGCATCAGGCTAACCCGCTTCTCGACAGACTTCAGCGGGAGCTTATAATTCGTGACCACCAGGTTGACCAGCATCTTATCCCCGCCCACCCCGCGCATGGTGCGAATGGTTCTCGGGGTAAGCACCCGCTTGACGTGAAAGCCCTCCTTCTCGAAGCGCTTGGGAAGCTCGCCGCGGTTCCCATAGGTGACCATGAACTTTCCCTTGATCCCCTTGAGCACCTTCAGAAACCGCTCCTCGTCGAAGTCCTCCTCTCCGATCTGGACGTCGTAGCCGGGGTAAGGCGGATCGAGGAAAAACAAGGTGTTGACGCCATCGTGTTCCTTGATCGGTTTCTCGTAGTCGCCAGAGTAGAGCTTGGCGTTCTTCAGCCGCACGCGATCCGTCTCGATCCTGGCGATGACCCTGGACTCAACCCCTGCGGCGTGCGGGTTGAAGCTCTTCCCTCGAAGCTTTCCGTAGGAGAAGTTCGTGGTGTAGAGGAACTTGTGGAGCTTCTCCAGCTCGCCTGAGGGCTTGGCCTTGGACAGATCCTTGAACAGGTTCTTGCTGCCCACCCAGTTCATCTCGCCCAGCTTCTTGAGTTGATCGTCGGTCAGCTTCTTGATGATCCGGTAGGCTTCGGAGATCTCCGGATCGGCGTCGTTCAGCACCTCGGT